AGCACTTACTAATGAACCTGTTGAAACATCATTAAAAGAAGTAGCCCATGAGGTTGATAATGTTGAATTATCTCTAAACTCCCAAGTAGCTCCATTTGAACTTGTTGGTAAATTATCATATCTACCTGTACCCTCATCAAATGATTGAGATAAAGCATGTAATTCTATATTTTGGGTTCCTTGAAAGTTTGTAGGACCTTGACTAGTAGCAGCAAATAGTTCTAAACTAGCAGTATATAAAGGAGGGCGATTGGTATCTGAGATTATTTCTGCTCCTGTTCTAGTATGG